ACGCAAGACGGGGCGAGTGGATCAGACGGCGGCTGCGGCCCCGTCGCTCAAGGCCAGCGCGGCTGCGCGGGTGCTGCCCATGGGCAATGGCACACGCGCTGCCTGGGGGCCGCGCGATACGGCCTCTCTGACTCGGGCCGGGTTTCTGGGCAACCCGGTTGGACATCGCGCGGTGAAGCTCATCGCCGAGGCCGCAGCCGCGCTGCCTCTGGTGCTGCAAAGCACGGAGGCCCGCTACGAGAGCCATCCGCTGCTGGCGCTGCTTTCCCGACCCAACGCCACCCAGGCGCGGGCCGAGATGCTGGAGGCGCTCTATGCCAACCTTTTGTTGTCAGGCAACGCCTATCTGGAGGCGGTCGCAGCAGAGGAGGGCTGGCCCGTCGAGCTGCATGTGCTGCGCCCGGATCGCATGCGGGTGGTGCCGGGGGCAGATGGTTGGCCCGTGGGCTATGACTATGCGGTGGGCGGCAAGACGCATCGCTTTGCGATCGACCCCGCGCGCCCGGCGATCTGCCACCTCAAGAGCTTTCACCCGCTGGACGATCACTACGGGCTCGCGCCGCTTCAGGCGGCTGCCACCGCGGTCGAGGTCCATGGCGCCGCCGCGCGCTGGTCAAAATCCCTGCTGGACAATGCGGCGCAACCCTCCGGCGCGCTGGTCTGGACCGGATCGGATGGGCTGGGGCAGATGGGCGATGATCAGTTTCGCCGCCTCACCGAAGAGATCGAGGCCAATTTTCAGGGTGCGCGCAATGCCGGGCGGCCCATGGTGCTGGAGGGCGGTCTGGACTGGAAGCAGATGGGGTTCAGCCCCTCGGATATGGAATTCCACCGCACCAAGGACAGCGCCGCGCGCGAGATTGCGCAGGCCTTTGGGGTGCCGCCGATGCTCCTCGGCATTCCGGGCGATGCCACCTATGCCAACTATCAAGAGGCCAACCGCGCGTTCTATCGCCTGACGGTGTTGCCCTTGGCGATGCGGGTGGCGGCGAAACTCTCCGATTGGCTGATGCGCTTTGGCACCGAGGTCCTGGAGCTGAAACCGGATCTCGATCAGGTGCAGGCCCTCAGCAGCGAGCGCGAGGCGCAGTGGCGGCGCGTCACACAGGCGGATTTCCTGACGGAGTCTGAGAAGCGCCAGATGCTGGGCCTGCCCCCGCGCACGGCGGAGGTGGCGGATGACTGATTATCCGTTGCCGCCCTTTGACTGCGCCCCAAGCCAGCGCCTGAGTGCCCATGAACGGGTGAGCGAAATCCGCCAGGAGGCGCTGAACCGGCGTCTGGACCGGATGGAGCAGATGATGGAGCGGCTGGAAAAACGGCTCTGGATCACCGTCTATGGCGTCGCTGCCGTGATCCTTGCGCAGGCCTTTCAGGGCTTTCTCTCCGTGCAGATGCCCTGAGTGATTATTTATATTTTCCAGAGAGGTAGAGCGACATGCTGACAGAGCATACCCCCGAGCTTGAGACCAAATTCGCCCGTTTTGGTGAGGCGCTGACCCTGACTGAGGGCGAGGTGATCGAAGGCTACGCAAGCCTCTTTGGCGTGGCCGATCAAGGCAAGGATATCGTCACGCGTGGCGCTTATGCGGCCTCGCTGGCGGCGCATCAGGCGCGCGGCAGCAAGGTCAAGATGCTCTGGCAGCATGACCCGAGCCACCCCATCGGCGTCTGGGACGAAATCCTTGAGGACGAGACCGGCCTGCGCGTCAAAGGCCGTATCCTGACGGAAACCCAGAAAGGCGCGGAGGCCGCCGCCCTGGTGCGCGCGGGCGCCATCGAGGGGCTGTCGATCGGCTATCGCACCCTCAAGGCCACCCGCGACAAGGAAGGCCATCGCCGGCTTGAGGACCTCGCCCTCTGGGAGGTGTCTCTGGTGACGTTTCCGATGCTGCCCTCTGCGCGGGTGTCCCGCATGGCCCGCCGCGCGGCAGAGGCCGCAAAATCCGACGCCCCCGAGGCGGGGCTGCGCGCGCTTGCCGAAGCGCTGCGGGCCGCCACCAATCCCTAACCCCCGAAAGAGGATCAGAGATGACAGACCATCCTTTCACGGGCCGCGTGCCCGAGGATGCGGCGACCCCGCCGCAGAATGTGGCCACGGAAGTGAAACAGGCCGTTTCGCAATTCGTGCAGCATTTCAAGGGGTTCCAAGACGACGTGACCCAAAAACTCAAACAGACGGAAGAGCGTATGACCATGTTGGATCGTAAAACCCAAACCGCGGCGCGGCCGCATCTCGCAGCGGCCGAGGTCGATGGCGCGCCGCATCAAAAGGCGATGCAAGCCTATCTGCGCCACGGCGACGAGGAGGGCTTTCGCGGCCTCGACCTGGAGGGCAAGGCCATGTCTTCGGCAGTGAATTCCGATGGCGGTTTCCTGGTCGATCCGCAGACGGCGGATGTGGTGAAATCGGTGCTGCACTCCACCGCGTCGATCCGTGCGGTGGCCTCGGTGGTCAATGTGGAGGCGACCTCCTTTGACGTGCTGATCGACCATTCCGACGTCGGCGCGGGCTGGGCCACCGAGACCGGCTCGGTCACGGAAACCGGCACACCGTCCATTGACCGCATCGTGATCCCGCTGCACGAGCTCTCGGCCTTGCCCAAGGCCTCGCAACGGCTGCTGGATGACAGTGCCTTTGACATCGAGGGCTGGCTTGCGGGCCGGATCGCCGACAAATTCGCCCGTGCTGAAGCGCAGAGTTTTATCTCGGGGGATGGCATCGACAAACCCACCGGCATCCTGACCCACCCCACGGTGGACAATGACAGCTGGAGCTGGGGGAACATCGGCTATGTGGCCACCGGCAGCGATGGCGGCATTGGCTCGGCGGATGCGATCGTGGATCTGGTCTATGCGCTGGATGCGCGCTACCGCGCTGGGGCGAGCTTTGTGATGAACTCCAAAACCGCCGGTCTGATCCGCAAACTCAAGGACGCCGATGGCCGCTTCCTGTGGTCCGACGGGCTTCAGGCGGGCGAACCTGCGCGGCTGATGGGCTATCCGGTGCTGGTGGCCGAGGATATGCCGGATGTGGCCTCGGATAGTCTCTCGATTGCCTTTGGGGATTTTGCCGCCGGCTACACCATCGCCGAGCGTCCCGATCTGCGCGTTCTGCGCGATCCCTTCTCTGCAAAACCGCATGTGCTGTTCTACGCCACCAAGCGCGTGGGTGGAGACGTGAGCGATTTTGCCGCGATCAAGCTGATGAAATTCGGGCTGAGCTGATCGCTTAATCCCGGATGACGGGGCCGGCAGCCCGGCTCCGTCGGTGGGTGCGCGCCCATATGGGTTTGTCGTCCAGCTGCTCCCCTCCGTCCGAGCGGCAGACCCGGCGCGCACCCACTCCCTAAGGGAGGCACAGCAGACCCTGTGCGCGGAGCGAGATTTCCAGCGGAGATTGCCGATGATTTTGCACGAACTGACCCCGCTGCCGGACAGCGCCCTGCCGCTCGCGGCCTTCAAGGCGCATCTGCGTCTGGGCACGGGATTTGGCGAGGAAACGCTGCAGGACGCGGTGCTTCTGGCCTTCTTGCGCGCCAGCCTTGCGGCCATTGAAGCGCGGATCAACAAGGCGCTGGTGCAGCGCGACTATGTGTGGCGCCTCAATGCCTGGCCCCGCGTGGTGGAGCTGCCGGTGGCGCCGGTTTCCAGCGTCACGCAGGTGGCACTGGTGGACCAGACCGGCGCGGAGACCGAAGTGCCCGCGGCGGCCTATGCGCTGGCACCCGACGCCCATGCGCCGCGCCTCACTCCGGTGGCGGGCCTCTGGCCGATGCTGCCCACGCAGGGCGGCGCGGTGATCCGTTTCACCGCCGGGATGGCGGCGACATGGGATGCGATCCCGGCGGATCTGGCGCAGGCGGTGATGCTGCTGGCGGCGCATTTCTACGAGTATCGCGATGACACCTCCTTGCATGCAGGCTGCATGCCCTTTGGGGTGGCGAGCCTCTTGGACCGCCACCGGATGCCGCGCCTGAGCCTGGCCCGGAGCGAGGTGCAATCATGAGCGCGCCGCGTCTGAACCGCCTGTTGCACCTCGAAGATCCACAAGCGACCGGTGACGGCGCCGGAGGGTTTGAGGTGACTTGGGTCGTTGTGGGCCAGCACTGGGCCGAGGTTGATGCGCTCACGGGGCGCGAAACGGGGCGCGGCGGCACTTCACTGTCGCTCCAGCGCTATCGGATCATCCTGCGCGCCGCCCCTCAGGGCTCATCTGCGCGGCCCCGGCCGGACCAGCGGTTTCGCGAGGGCAGTCGCATCTACAAGATCGATGCGGTGGCCGAGCATGACCCGCAGGGGCGGTACCTCCAGTGTTTTGCAACCGAGGAGCTGGCCACATGACCTATGCGCTGTCTCACAGCCTGCAAACCGCGGTATATCAACACCTTATGGCCGACGCGGCGCTGGCCGCCGAGGTGGGCACTGCGATATATGACATGCTGCCCTCCGGCAGTTTGCCCGGGCTTTATGTGACCCTCGGCGCGGAGAGCGTGCGGGACCGATCCGATGTCACAGGGGGCGGCGCGCTGCATCGCTTTACCGTGAGCGTGGTGGCCAATGCCGCCGGGTTCAGCGCCGCCAAATGCGCGGCGGCGGCAGTATCGGATGCGCTGG